TTCTATGGCACACTGGCCGACAGCGTAGGCAAATCATTCGATGAGCTAAACGATGCGTTACGCAACACTTTGCAGAAATACGATATCGGTTCTGACAAGTGGGATATCATGCGCAGCACAGAGCTGTATGATTGGGAAGGCGCAAAGTTTTTACGGCCAGAAGATATAGAGTTTCGCACAGACATAAGCCCCAGGTTGGCCAGGGACTTGGCAACCAAAGTGATGGAGATGGTTGACACAGAAATGCAGTATGCTGTCCCGTCAACCACTGTAAAGGGCAGAACAGCGCTGATAGGCGAGTCCAAGCCGGGCACGATAGGTGGCGAGTTTCTGCGCTCGTTTGCAATGTATAAAGGTTTTGGCGTTAGCCTGGTAAACTTTCACCTGATGCGCGGTATGAACCAACCAGGGGCCAAAGGCAAAGGCAGATACTTTGCAGACCTTATTATATCAACGACAATCATGGGCGCACTTGCGCTGCAGCTCAAAGAAATGTCAAAAGGGCGCGACCCTAGACCTATGACGGACGCAGAGTTTTGGACCGCAGCGTTCTTGCAAGGCGGTGGATTGGGTATATATGGGGACTTTTTGTTTGCAGATGTAAACCGCTTTGACCGGGGGCTGGCTGAGACTATTGCTGGCCCGGTTGTTGGGTTTGCTAATGATGTTCGCAAGCTGACAATAGGCAATCTTATGGAGGCCGCTTATGGAGAAGATACGAAAGCAGCTTCTGAGCTAATTAATTTTGCCGGCAGATATACGCCTGGTGCATCATTGTGGTATATGCGACTAGGTTTAGAGCGAATGGTGCTGGATCAGATGAAAATGATGGCTGACCCACAGGCCAGGCAAAAGTTTAGAAAGCTAGAAGGGCGATATCGTAGAGACTATGGGCAACGATATTGGTGGCGTCCAGGACGGTCACAGCCGCAGCGGAAACCAAATGTTGAGAACATTCTAGCGGAAAGGCAATAGATGTGGTATATTCACAGCCATATAGGAGATATTGATGGCAGACGTTCCTATTAATGCAGTAGATAGACGGGTACAATTTACCGGAAACACAGGGACCGGGCCGTTCTCTTTTACTTTTAACATCCTGGCAGACTCCGATATCGCAGTGTTTAAAAACAATACGCTGCTTACCTTAACTACTGATTACACAATTTCAACGGCGTCTAACGGCACTGGGTCTGTTACACTGACCGGCAGCAACAATGGCACAGCTCTTGTAGCTTCTGACTTTCTTACCATAGTGGGTGGCCGGGCACTGGCCAGGACCACAGATTTTGTAACAGCCGGCGATTTGCTGGCTAGCTCATTAAATGAACAGCTGGACAGTAATGTTATCATGGTGCAGCAGCTGGATGAAAAGGCTGAACGGACACTGCGCATATCGCAGTCTGACGTTACGGCTGATATGACCATACCAAACAAGGACACAAGAAAAGGCAAGACTCTTGCCTTTAACAGCACAACAGGTTTGCCAGAGGCCGGGCCTAGCATTGCTGATGTTCAAACAGTTTCTGATGCGTCTGCAGATATTCAAACTGTTGCTCACTTACAAGACGGAACAACAACATCAAATGGGATATCGACTCTTGCTGGAATTAGCTCTAATATTAGCACTGTGGCTGGCATTTCAAGTAGCGTCACCACTGTAGCTGGTATTCAATCTAATATAGCTGCTGTTGTTGCAGATGCGACTGATATTGGTACGGTTGCATCAAACATTACTAATGTTAACAGTGTTGCCGCAAAGTCCAGTTTAATAACAAGTGATTTTGTTTCAGATTTAAACACCTTAGCCGTTACTGATGTAATTAATGACATCAACACACTGGCCACTAGCGATATTGTTAGTGACCTTAATACATTAGCAACAAGCGATATTGTAAGCGACCTTAACACCCTCGCAACAAGCGACATTGTTAGTGATATAAACACACTTGCAACATCTGATATCGTTTCAGATTTAAATTTGCTTGCGACATCAGATTTTGTTTCTGACCTTAATACAATGGCAACATCAACAAATGTCTCTAATTTAAGCACTGTTGCAGGAGCAATAACTAACATTAACACAACCGCAACAAACATCTCTGGTGTTAATAGTTTTGCTGAACGATATCGTGTCGGCTCGTCTGATCCAACTAGCAGCCTTGATGCTGGTGATTTATTTTATAACACCACATCAAACACATTAAAGAGGTATGATGGTTCGTCATGGGTGGCCATATCCTCTGGAGGTATAACTGATGTAGCTTCCGATAGCACTCCGCAGCTTGGCGGTTCACTTGACGTTGCCGGTCAAGATATTGTTAGCGTCTCAAATGGAAACATCACCTTAACACCGAACGGGACAGGGGTTGTGCGTGTAGACGGCACAAATGGCATCGATATGGAATCCGGTGCTATATCGATTAAAAACTCTGGTGCTGAGTCTTATGTAAGATTTTATTGTGAGTCAAGTAATGCACACTATACACAACTACAGGCTTCTCCACACTCTGCTTATTCCGGTAATGTAACCGTTGTGCTTCCTGCGTCTGCAGACACTCTTGTAGGTAAGGCAACAACAGATACATTGACAAACAAAACCATAGCCCTGGGAAGCAATACTGTTTCTGGCACGTTGGCGCAATTCAACACTGCTGTAACAGATGCCACCTTAGTTGATTTAAGCAGCTCACAAACATTAACAAATAAAAGCATAGCAGCTTCACAGCTCACTGGTGCTTTGCCAGCCATCAGCGGAGCTAGTCTGACTGCTTTGCCAGCAACCCTACCAGCGTCAAGCGCAGCAAACCTTACCAACATACCAGCGGCTAATATCACTGGTACGTTACCAGCCATTGACGGTAGCAACCTTACAGGCATATCGGCTGGTGCAACTGGTGGCGGTTCAGACCAAGTATTCTATGAAAACGGCCAGACTGTCACAACAAACTACACGATAACAAATGGCAAGAACGCCATGTCTGCTGGCCCTATTACAATTAACAGCGGTGTTACAGTCACGGTTGGCTCTGGCGAAACATATACGGTGGTGTAAATGAGTACATTAAAAGCAGATACAATCGTTGCGTCTAACGGCACTAGCCCTGCTACATTGACAAAGCAGGAAGCTAGTAAGTTTTGGGTTTCTATGGACACTGCAAACAATGATATTGAGGGGTCTTTGAACGCAAGTAGCTATACAGATGAGGCCACAGGCGAAGGGACAATATCTAAGACTAACGCATTTTCAAGCCAACATGACAGATGCATTTTATTAGGTTTGTACAATAGTTCTACTGATGGAACAGGTTCTATTTCTGGTGCGTCAAGAGCGTTTACAAACATAAACGTGGGAGCTAGTAGTAGTTCTGACATTGACCCTCTTTCTGCTGGGTCAATACAGTTTGCAACTGCGTATGGTTCAACAGGGCAAAGTAACGGTGGTGCTACTGAGGTAAGTAAGGCATGGCTATCAGCGATAGGAGACCTAGCATGAGTACACTTAAGGCAAACACGCTCACTGGTACAAGCACTGCTGGCTCTATTGCTGTCACAGGTGAAGGTAATAGCACAACGACTAATCTTCAGCAGGGGTTGGCTAAAGCTTGGTGTAAATTTGGGGTTGATGCACAGCCTGATGACAGTTTTAATATTGCTTCTGGCATAGACGTAAATACAGGTCAGTGGCGGTTTGCAAAAACAAATTCTATGTCTAGCACAGATTACACTGTAGTAGGAGCAAACGGTAATTTGATTAATAGTTGGAACACAGGGGAAAACGGTAATGCTATTGAAAGTACCGCAAACCATACGCAGTCAAAGTACAATAATCAGACCAGTTCTTTTCAAGACTTTTCAACAGGTGGTTATGGGATGCACAGCGTACACGGAGATTTAGCATAATGGCTGGAAAAATTGTAGCAGACGAATTAGAACACAGCACTGCTGGGTCGCTTAATACGCAGTTTGTTGTCAATGGTAGTGCAAAGCTTTGGTCTACCTTAGACACAGATTCGACCGTAGCGTTGTTTGACTCATTCAACGTGAGTTCAATTACAGATGACAAGACAGGAGGGTTCGGTGTAAACGCCACTTCTAGTATGTCTGATGGAAATTATTATGCGTGCGGAACTTGTTGCTATCACCTTACATCAAATGACCTTGATAGATACTTAGCTGATAATTATTCGGGCGGCGGCATGGATGCCCGAAGAACATCGTCAAATTGTAAAGTGGGTCAATATGAAAGTAGTTTCAAAGACAGTTTTACGGTTGGCTTGATGTTTATGGGGGATTTGGCTTGATAGAAACACCTGAATTTAAAGGCATCAAACTATTTGACCGTCTGTGCTGGGCAAAAGAAAACCTAGAAGGCTATCAATCAGAATATCGTGTGGTATATGAAGACAGCATTGATGAGTGTGCTAAAATACTTGTACCAGACCCTAACTGGATGGCAGCAGCTATGCAGGGCGGTATCTTACCGCCAGTGTGGGTGTACTGGGAACTGGCAAAGGATGAAGCACAGCCAGACTTTAAAAAGCACACACGCGGTTATTTGTTGCATAACACTGAGCCAGTGGAAGCCATGACAGAAGAACAGGCGATTGAGTATCTTATTCAAAAAGACATACCACAATCTGTTTGGCGTTCGTGGGATGAGGGCAACAGCCCAAAGATGCTTATCTGTAGAAAAGATCAGTTACCAGAAACTCGCGTTTGGCGAAACGCTTGGCGCATATCAAAGGCAGCGTGAAGGAGTAAGACATGGCTGTAACAACGTATATTGTTGATAAAGACGGAAACCAAATAGACAGTAGTAAAGCTACCTCTATCCCCAGCAATCGTGATTTTAGAGGCGCATGGTCACTCTCTGGCAAGGTCATTTCAGAGGACATGACTAAGGCCAAAGAGCTTTTCAAGGACAAAATCCGTGAAGTGCGTCAGCCTTTGCTGGAAGCAGAAGACGTGGTTTACATGATGGCTATGGAGGCTGATGACGCCACAGCAAAAGCTGCATCTGTTGCTAAGAAAAAGAGCTTGCGAGATGCACCAGCAGCATCAGCCATAAGCAGTGCTGACACTATAGACAAACTCAAGGCGGCTTGGGATACGAGCTTGCTTGGCGATAGTCCTTATTCATAAAGGGGTAAGAAAATTCTTGCGGAACTCGCTGCTGCAAATGCGGCCTTTAGTATTATCAAGAAGGCTGTCCAGAATACTGGAGATTTGGCTAAAGCTGGACGCGCGATTTCAGATTTTGTAATAGCAAAAGAGGAGCTGCAGCGTAAAGGTAATAAAAAGAAAAAGGCTGGCGTTCGATCATCCGATTTGGAAGAGTTTATGGCGCTTGAAAAGATAAGGCAGCACGAAGAAGAGTTAAAACGATTTATGATTTACTGCGGTAGGCCGGGCCTCTGGCACGATTGGCAAAAGTTTCAGGCTGAAGCCAGGAAAGAAAGAAGAGTGCAAGAGGAACTTGCCAAGCGCAGAAGAGCGGAGTTAGCAGAGGTTATAGGGTTGGGTGCGGCTGGTTTACTTGTAGCGACAATGGTCGTGGGACTTATCGGATGGGTCTTGTGGTTAAAGGGGTGGTTTGAATGAGTAGCTGGTTCGAAAAATATATGCGGTTCAATCTCACAGGCCGGCTTGTGATGATAGCTTGTGTCGCCATGAGTTGGAGATCAGCCGAATGGTTTATGTCCCTGGAGTCCCCTACCACACAGCAGAGTGCATACATTTCGGTCATAATGGGGATCATGTCCGGGATTTATGGCATATATATTTCAAAAGAGAGCAAAGGAGATAAGTAATGCCGAAACATTATGGCAAGAAAAAACCGAGAAGGCTTTTGACGTTAGCAGCTATGTATGGCGATAAAGATAAAATCACTCGCGGAGATATCATCATGGCAGCTAAGAAAAAATCAAAGAAGAAAGGCATGGCATGATAAATGCTCTCCTTGGCCCTCTGGCATCATTGGCATCTTCTGTCATCGAGGGACAAATATCCAAGTCCAAAGCGAAGGCAACGCTGGCGCAAACAGAAGCTGAAGCCAAAGCAGAAGTAATGAAGACGGCAGCCACCCACGATTCAAAGTGGGAGTTGATTATGGCTGAGTCTACAAAATCTAGTCTACGTGACGAAATCGTAACTGTGGTTGTGCTGATTCCCGTAATTTTAGTTTTCATACCAGGCATGGAACAGGTAGTGAAGAATGGCTTTGACCGTCTTAACGAGCTGCCAGAATGGTATCAGTACCTAGTCTTCCTTGTATGCTCTGCGGCGCTAGGAATCAAAGGCGTAGACAAGTTTAGGAAAAAGTGATGCGCAGATTTAAAACAGTGCCCAAAGAAAAGGAAAGCGGCTTGCCCAAAAAATATGTCAGCGGCAGCAAGAACAAGGCAGCGACCAGGGCAGAAATCAAACGCACCCGGCGCCGGTATAAAAAGGGGCTGCTTAGTCCGGCAGAGATGGACCGCATCAGCAAGCAGAGGAGCAAAACCTGATGGCAGCACCAGAAAAATATAAGAAGGCTCTCGGCGCATCCAGGGCGGAGAAGATTTACAAGCGCGGCCTGGGTGCATACTATTCATCCGGCAGCCGTCCCGGAATGTCAGCTCATGCCTGGGCAGTGGCCCGGCTGAAGGCCCATGTAAAGGGCAAAGCAACCGTGAAGAAAGCAGACGCAGATTTATTTAGGAAAGGATAGTGTCATGCCTATGGGTAAAGGAACTTACGGAAAAAAAGTTGGCCGGCCATCTAAGGAAGATAAGATGGACCCGAAGATGAAGCGCCTGGCCATGCTGAAAATGAAGAAGGCCAAAAAGAAAGCATGAAGCTAACGCCTCATTTTAGCCTTGAGGAAATGGTCAAGAGTCAGACGGCTGCACGCAAGGGCATACCTAACGTGCCGACAGAGGCTCACATCAAGGCGATGGAAAAGCTGTGCTTGAATATCCTGGAGCCTGTGCGCATCCAGTATGAAATACCGTTCAGCCCCAGCAGCGGCTACCGGAGCGGGGAGTTGTGCGTTGCCATTGGCAGCAGCGTCAACAGTCAGCACGCAAAAGGTCAGGCAGTGGACTTTGAAGTGCCCGGTGTAAATAATTTAGAAGTAGCCGGCTGGATTGCAGCCAACCTGGATTTTGACCAGCTGATCCTGGAGCATTACGAAGGCGGCAACACCGGCTGGATACATTGCAGTTACAAAGGCCAGGGCAACCGCAAGGAAGTCCTGACCTTTGACCGTAAAAATAAATATCGTAAGGGGCTGATTGCCTAGTCCAGCAGGACCAGAGCGTTCTTCATTCCCTTGCCGCGCATTACCCAGCCCCGGCGTTCGAGTGCAGCCAGGTGCTTTGCTACGTTTGATTGACTGATATTGAAGTGCGCAGCCATCTCTGTTTGTGTCGGTGTTGTCCCGTGGGCCTGTTGATATACCGACAGATAATCAAACATCTCCCTCTGACGTTCTGTAAGATTGTATTTAATTTGTTCCATTTAACTTTGCTCCTAAAATTCTCAGCTGCTTGCGGTACTCATCGGCGACTATCTGCTTCACATCTTCTGGCATATTGTCGATGCCGTCCTGGTTCGCTTCCTTCAGCTGCTTGAGTAAAGACATCCGGTCCCGCTCGTTTATTGGGTTGCCTTCCTTGTCCCGCTCCGCTAATGCAGCAGTGCAAAACACTTGCATCAGACCGTTGCCAAATTTGTCCGGGTCCGTTGTCGGCTCATCAATCTGCTTACCGCTACGTCCGATTAGATGATAAAGATACGTTTCTTGGTCCTCTGGTGGCTCTACAGCGTCCTCGATGACTTCCCCGGTGTCTACCACCACAGTCTCTTGCTCCTCGCTCTCTGGCGCCTTTATATCGTCCAGCTGGTTTTTGGGTGGTTCCGGTGTGATGTTCTTTGGCTTGGTCGGGATATCTTCTGCCTCTTCACGGGTGATGATCCCCTTCAAAGCATCCGGGAAAGCATCACGCAGCGCAAATCCCCTGGCTCTCTGGGCCAGCATCCGCTCCGGGTACTGTGTCCAGGGGCCTTGCTTCCCCCACAGCCTGGCAGTCTTGGCGTTTGCAACAGAGAAATAGCGGATAGTTTTTTCTATCATCTCTCCATGCGCACGCATCACAGTGCAGACGGCCCGCATCTCATCACCCTCTCCCTCAAGTTTTTCTTCAACTCCCTTGCAGTCCGGGTGTGATCTGACCAGGGCAAGCGCAGCATCTCCCCAGATGCTAGGCTTCCCGTTGATGACAGCAATATTCTGCAGAGCTTGCATCGGCTGCAGCCCTACCTCAAAGCCCCACTGCATGGCAACCAGGCAGTCCTGCGGCTTGCCTTTGAAGTTGGACGGGACCATACCGGACTGCGCCAGCATCTTGGCGAAGTCCATTGCCTCAGTCATATTCTGAGGCGTTAGCGTTATACTTTTCGACATTACTTTATTCTCCAAACACGAAATCCATTTTCTGTTCTGCGGCTGCACGCCTTGCCACCGGCTCTGCGAATGGCAGAGAACAGGCCGCTCTTTTGTGTGCCGGTTGGCAGCACTACGCTATCGCCTTTCTTCATCATAGCAGCCAGCTGCTGCCACTTGCCGCCGCCCTTGCCGCGCTTTGGGCAGGGCACATTTTTTTCAATCTTAAATTCAGCCATCGTTTTGCTCCTTGATACTGATGGTTTTTTGCCTGACAGATTTTGCCTCTGTCCCTGGCTTGATGACGTAGCTGCACGATGGGCAGCACTCCGCCGGTTTCGCTTTGTAGTTCCTGGTTGGCCAGCTGACATGGTAGAGAGTGTTGCCGGCGATGATCCTGCCTCGGCTGTTGCTGCCGAGGGCTGCCATGATTGTGGCTTGTGTTTCTGCTTTGACGTCTTCTGCGTTTTTGATTGCGTCTGTCGCCGCCTGGTAATTGCGTACAGCTTCTGCAAGGTCTGCATCTAGCTCTATCTCCTCTTCTGTTTCTTTTGGTGCGGGATGCAGCTTGACTGCTTCCTCTGGTGAACGTGGCTCCGGCCAGGTGTTTGCTGCCATGTGCCGTTCAAAGTCATTGACAGCTGACTTGATTGCCGATTGCGTCTGAGAGTGTGACGGATAAATGTGCGCAGTGATGCGGCGCCCGGCGTAGTTTGTAAAGATGATGCCGGTGTGTGCGTTGTGGCACATCATGCCCGCCTGGACTTGTATCGGCCCCCGGTACAGTGGCGGGTCATTCTCGCGCTGCGGCGTGGTGGTGAACTTTGCCTCCAGGACAATCTTGCCGCTAACGTCCAGCTGCCCGCTCCTGGTCATCACATAGATGCCGGCAGCCTCATCTGTTTTGAACGTGACCGGCTCATCATCCGGGATGCTGTGCAGCCCGTCATCAGAATAGTAAAGCTCCATCAGCGGATGTTTCTTTGCCTCTGTGTGGCTGTGTGTTGCTATCTGGTCCGGGTCCAGGCCGACCAGGCGGCAGCCGCGCTGCAGCGTGACGTCCTCTGTCGCGTCCCCCATGTCAACTTGCAAGCTGTCCAGCTCTGGCCGGGGCTTGCCTTCCAGGCTTTCGCGGGCACGCAGCAGCACATCGTATGCGTCCTGCCAGGGGCTGTGCCCCATGTATGCTGCCAGCTGGCTGCCAGACAAATGATGATCTGGTGATAGTTTAGCCATTGAGCAACCCCTTTCCTGCTTCTGTGATCTGCCAAATTATTTCCCGGCGTTTCCTGACGTTCAGCTTTCTGTCCCCGCTGTCCTGGACCAGACCGTACCGGGCCAGCTCAGTGATGCGTGGCTTTACGCTGTACAGCCATTCGTCCAGGCCGGCTGCCACCTCTTCACCGGTCGCTGCTCCGTACTGTGACAGATAGCGCAGTGTCTTGAGACGCAGCCCGGTGACACGCGGCGCCACCTTCTCAGCTGCCTCAACCTCTGTGTCCGGTGCGTCCCGGTGGTGCATCGTTTTGATATCAACTTTCATTTGGTCGTCCTCTTTTACAAATATCACCC